GGACGCCCGCGAGAAGAAGGACAGCAGCGAGACGCGCCGGCGGTGCCGACGGCCCAGGCCGCTAGCGCAGCGCCGAGCCCGGCGGCGGCGACGCGGGCGGCCTCGGAGTTCACGAGGACGCCGAGCAGGAACTGGACGGCGTCGCCGACCCCCCTGAATACGGAGGCGGCGACGGCGAAGGCCCCGTCGGCCACGGCCTCGGCGAGCCTGAGAACGAGCCCGGCGGCGACGCCCGCGTACTGGCCGAGCAGGTTCAGCGCCTGCGTGTTGCGCTGGAACCAGTCCTGCCAGTCCTGGAGGACGCCTATGCAGAGGTATATGGCCCCGCGCACCTTCTCGCCTATCCACGCGGCGAGCTGCACGAGGGCGGTGTCGGTGAAGCCCTTGACCATGGAGCTGACGGCGTTGATGGCGGCGGAGAGCGTGAGGCACGCCTGCGCGGCCAGGTCGAAGTACAGCGCGATGGTCTCGGGGAAGTTGAAGGCCACGGCGAGCGGACCGAGCACCTCGATGACGTTCCTGGCGGCGTTGCTCACGAGGTTGACCGCGTCCATGACGGCGTTCACCATCGCCCCGCCTATGTCCAGCCCCTCGAACTGGCGGAGTATGGCCTGGGCCACGACCTTCGCTGACTCCACGAGCGGGGCGAAGGCCTTCCCGGCGCGCGCGACGGCGTCCATGATGGCGTTGTACAGGTCGTCGCCGAGGCCCGTCGCGTCCCCCAGGAAGTCGTAGGACTGCACCGGGATGGAGGACGCGCCGTTGCCTCCGCCACCGCCGGAGCCGCCGTTGCCTCCGCCACCGCCGGAGCCAGAGCCCGAGGACTGCTTCGAGAACATGTTTATCTCGTCGAAGCCCATGAGCTGCCTCTTGAGCTCCTTGGCCTGCTTGGCGGCGGATCCGGCGTTCTTGCCGGCCTTCCCGGCCGCGTCTGCCATGTCGTTGAGGCCGGATGCGGCGGTCTCGCCCGCGTCTCCCGCGCCGAACTCGATTGCGGCGATCTGCGAGCCGCCCGTCAGGTCGGCGAGCATGTTGGCGAGCGTGGCAACGACCTTTGCCGCCGCGATCGCGACGGGCAGGATGGCCTTGAGCATCGGCAGGAAGACGTTGCCGATGGAGCGCGCGGCGGTGTTCACGTTGTCCTGGAGGACGCGCAGCATGTTGGAGGGAGAGCTGATGGTCTTGGCCATGTCGCCCTGCGCCCACGAGACCTGGTTCATGATGGCCTCGTAGCGCAGCATCGCCTTCTCGGCCTGCGTCATGTTGGAGACGGACTCGCTGATGCCGAGGTTGTAGGCCTCCTGCTGGAGGCGGGCCTCGGTGAGGTCGTAGCCCAGGCGGCGCAGCGGCTCTATCTCGCCCGACAGGCCGCTCTGGAGCTTCTGCATGGCCTCGTCGTTGGAGATGTTGAAGAAGGAGGCCAGGTCGTAGCCGAGCTGCGTGAGGCCCTGCGACATGGTGTACGCCTTGTCGGAGGCCACGCCCATGCCCTGGGCCATGGACGTGAACACGCCCTGGTTGCGCAGCCACGCGCCGGTGTCGAGGCCCAGCACGGACTTCACCTGGTCGGCGTAGTCCCGCGCGCCCTGCGCGTACTGCCCGAGCGAGGTGTCGGCGAGGTTCATGTCCTCGATGAACTGATTGGAGAGGTCGAGGCACTGCGCCAGCTTGTTCGAGATGCCCTTGAGCGCGCCGTAGACGATGGTCACGTTGCGGATGTCGTACGCGACGCTCTTGAGCCTCTGGCGCAGGCTGTCGGCGTCGGCCCCCGCGCCGCCGAACAGGCCGCCGGAGGAGCCGGAGCCCGACGAGAGCACGGAGCGCATGGACGCTCCCGACGCCTTCACCGCGCCGAAGCCGCGCGCCACGGCGCTCATCCTCTGCGGGAGCTGGCCGAGCGCGTCCGAGAGCTGCCTGCACTTCTCGGCGAACGCGCCCATGTCGACGGAGTCGAGCGAGGCCACGGCCTCGGGGAGCTTCCTGAGCTGGGATATGGTTGTCGCGAGGTTGGACTTGGGCAGCGAGGAGAGCGTGCCGACGGCCTGCGTGAGCTGCGAGAGCTTCGCCATGTCGACGTCCATGGCGCTGATGGCGGAGAGGGCCTGCGGGAGGCGTTCGAGCTGGTTGGCGATGGACGCGGACACCTTCACGCCGTCGAGGCGCGAGATGCCGGACGCGAGCTGCGAGAGCCCCGACACGTCGCCTATCTGGCCCGCGGCGGCCGCCGCCGCGGACAGGTTCTTGCCGATGGTCGAGGACAGCCTCACGCCGTTCAGGCGCGAGAGGCCGTCCGCGAACTGGATGACCTGCGCGCCGTCGAGCGAGTCCGCCGCGTGCGCGGCGGCTGACAGGCCGCCTGCCGCAGCCTGCCCCTTTGTGCCGACCTTCCCCAGGTCTGACGCGAGGCCGCGGACCGCCCTCTGGGCGTCCGTGGCCCTCGCCTGTATCTCGATCGCGAGCCTGTCGATGCTTGCTTCCGCCATGCGGGCCTCCGTCCCAGGGGGCGCAGGCCCGAGGCGGTCACTTCTGCGGCTTGTGCGAGAGCATCCAGTCGATCATGCGGGAGTGCGCGCGCCCCTCGCCCACGCGCGCGGCCTCCTCCGGGGTCCTCCTCGCCGCGACGCCGAACGGCTCCTCCAGCCAGGGGTCGGCCCTGTGCGTCTTCGAGAGGGCGTTCACGAGCGGCGACGTGCGCGCGATAGCCTCGTAGGCGTAGGCCCCCGCCTGCCACGCGCGCCACTCCTCGCGCTCGTCCTCGATACGGCGCGCCTCCATGTAGGAGGCGAACAGCCACACCGGGCCGTCCCAGTACTGCGACGGCGTCATGCCGAGCGATAGCGCCGTGGGGAACGCACCCTCCATCGCCTCGGTCAGCGTGGCGGGCGCGTCGTCGCCGTCGGCGGCTAGACGATGCGGAACTTTGCCCTTCCGCCCGTGGTAGGGTCCGTGACAAGGGACGTCACCGCCTGCGTGAACAGGATGGTGAGGACGGCGACGAGGTCCCGCTTGCCCTCGACGCGGCACCAGATGCCAATTGCCTCGTCCTTGGTGGTCCTCGGGCGCTCGGCCTTGAAGGCCGGCAGGAAGAAGGACTCCACGAACCTCTCGGCCCCGGTGAGCGTTCCGTCGGCGAAGCACTGGACGGCGGTCTGGGCCGTGATTCCCTTCGCCTCCATGGCCCTCACCGTGGAGCGCGGGTAGCGCAGCACGTACTCGGTGCCGTCCTCGTCGGTGATCGCCACGGAGTCGTGGCCCACCATCTGCTCCTGGAGCTCCTGGAGGTGCTTGTCCTGGTCGTTCTCTGCCATCGCTGGCTCCCTTCCGTCGGGGGCGCGCCCGAGTCGCCGCGCGCGCCTGTCTTGTTATTCGCTAGGCGTCGGCCATGAGCTCGGGGGCGGTTGCCGTGGAGATGACGATGGTGATCTCGCGGGCCGCGTTCACGTCGCCGCCGGAGACGTAGGAGCTCACGCCGCCCTGCCAGAAGACGATGCCGTCGTGGCCGTCGGGCACGTCGGAGGAGTCGGCGCCGAAGACGACGGCGTACCACTCGGACTCCCCCTTCTTCTCCAGGGTGTCGAGCTTGCGCTTGTCGGCCTTGGTGTAGTTGGCGGTGAACTGCATGGTGTCCATCTGCTGGACGCCGTTGATGTTTCGCTGCACGGAGTCGGACAGCGTGGTGACGTCGATCTTCTCGGGGTCGCCGCCCAAGTCCGGGTAGCTCTTGATGTCGATGACCTTCTCGGCGTTGGCCGGGAAGTCGGCCACGGCGGGCTTTTCGCCCGTGACCTTGGTGAAGTGGTACAGGTAGGTGTGGATCGTCGCGGTCGGTGTGGTGGATGCGCTTGCTGCCATCTTCGGTTCCTTTCGTTACCAGCTCGATGTGACGCCGTCGCGGTCCACGCACGCGCGCCAGGTGGCGGAGTAGCGGCGCACGCTGGCGTCCGCGTCTGGGAGCTCCGTGTAGTTGGACCTCCTGAACCCGCACTCGCGCATGGCGTCGTCCGCCACGGCCAGAATCTCTCTCGCCTCGCGGCCGCTCGTGCCGGAGAAGGACTCGGCGACGCACACGGTGCGCGTCAGGACCTCCTCGCCCGAGCTGTCGCGGGCCGCGGCCACGTCCTCGGGGAACGTGAACCTGACCAGGAGCGCCGGGAGCGTGACCTCCTGCCCCCTGACGGCCCCGGATGTCACCAGGCAGGACGGGAAGGCGGCGGTGACCCGCGCCCTCACGTGGGTGGTGACCTGCGCTGACACGTCATTCACTGCGGAACGCCTCCCTCGCGTCGTCTGCCAGGTAGTGGCGCGCGGCGGTCGCGCCCGCGCCCATGAAGCCCCGGCCGTCCTGGCCGTGGGTCCACGACCAGCCGCCTTCGTGGTCGGGGTAGGCCCAGCCGGCCTCGCCCCTGCCGGTGGCGTCGGGCTGCCAGCCGGCGTCGCCCATCGCGAGGGCGCTCGCCCGGTTGACCGGCCCGCGCCCCAGTCCGGTGCCGAACTCGTGGAACGCCGCCCCGTCGCCGTCGCAGACGACCTCGCGGGAGCCGCCTGATCCCTCCACGCGGATGGACGACGCCAGCTCGCCCGTGTCGACGCGGCAGTTCTCCCGCGCCACGGACGCCGCCCTCTCGCCCGACGCGGCGCACAGGGCGTCGCACCTCCCCGGCAGGGCGTCGGCGTAGGCGTCGAGCCGCCTGCACGCCTCCGCGATCGAGGCGGGGTCGAGCGTGACCACGAGCCTCACCTGCCCGCCTCCGACCTGAGGCCGACGGCGACGAAGTTGAGCGACGGGGCCACGCGCGAGACCACGTACGCCCCGGGCGCGGACGGGTCGGGCCTCTCGCCGGAGAGCCACATGCGGTCGCCCTCGCGGACGTCCGCGGCCCCGGCCTCCATGACGACCGCCATGGAGTAGCCCAGGTCGGTGCCGAACGGCTCCGAGTCGCTGGAGCCGGTCGGCGGCGCGCAGTTGGCCCACACCTCCTCGGGCTCCGACCACGAGGGGACCCACTCGGCGGTGCCCAGGCCCGTGGCCGGGTCGGTGAGCTCCACCTGCGTGGGGTGCGAGAGCCACATGCGGCGGCGGTTTCTCGCCAGGCACCTCACGCGCCCATCACCCGCCCGCGCGGGACGACGCGCTGGAGCAGGTGCCTGGATATGCCCGCGGATGCCCACGTGCGGTCCACGCCGTTCTCCTTGTGGGCCGTCTCGCCCTCGGCCCCGCGCCTGCACAGGAGGTCCGCCGCCACCTCGCAGAGCAGGTTGTCGTAGCGGCCCTCCCATGCGCAGGAGGACGGGTCGTCGGCGAGCGGGTTGCGGGCCGCCAGGATGGCGTCCCGCGCGACGCGGAGGTAGGCCCCGACGAGCGCGTCGTCGGCGGACGGGTCGCCGGCGAGGGTGCGGGCAAGGGCCAGCTGGTCGCCGGTCGGGACGTATGCCTCCGTCTCGGCCATGGCTAGAGCTGCACCTTGGCGACGACGAACGGCACGGCCTTGGCGTCGTACTTGAGCGCCCAGTTGGCCTTGGCCTTGAGCTGGTCGTCGGTCGGGGAGGCCGTCATGGCGCTGGGGGCCTTGAAGGTGAAGCCGTAGGGGTGGATGGTCTCGCGGATGCGCGTGTAGATGGCCGTCTCGCCGCCGTTGGTGGCCGGGTCGCGCCACAGCTCGCTGGCGGGCTGCTCAAGCTTGGCCGGTGCGAAGCGCAGGAAGCCATCGCCGAGCATGTAGACGGTAGCCTTGGCCGGCGTCGCGGAGCTGCCGGTGACGGCGGCGGTGTAGGGCATGGAGTCGTCGATGATGACGGCCATGCCGTTCACGTAGCCGAGGTTGCGCACCTGGCGCTGGATGCCGGACGCGTCGGTGTACTTCGCGTACTCCAGCAGGTCCATGGAGGCGAGCCTGTTGGCAACGGAGGAGTGCATGGCGGCCAGCGTCACGGAGCCGGCGCGGTCGCCCAGGGCCTTGACGGCGGCGGTTCCGAGGGTGTCGGCGGCGATGGCGGCGGCGGACTCGTCGACCACGTTGGACTTGGCGAAGGTCGCGTCCTGGGAGATGGCGTCGAGGATGCCGAGGACGCGCTTCTCGCGGTGGTGGTTGTACCAGTCGCCGACCTTGGTGGCGGCGTAGGCGAGCGGGTCGGCCCCGGAGTTGAAGGTCTTGACGAAGTCGACGACCTTGAAGCCGTGGCCGCGTCCGTAGATGACGCCCTGGGTGGACGCGCCGGTGACCTCGGTGGTGGTGAGGTTGGTCTTGCCGTCCAGGTTGTCCTCGGTGCCGCCGAGCAGGTCGTAGTACGGCATGGTGTAGGTGGCGGAGCCCGTGGAGGCGAGCTGCGCGATGCTCGCGTCGGGCACCATCGCGCCGGAGTGGAACAGGGCGTCGGTCACCGGGTCGGTGGCCTGGCCCCAGTAGTACTGGAAGATCTCGGGGTCGTAGGGGAAGTTCAGGTAGTCTGCCATCCTCTTTCCTTTCTGTCCTGCTTACTTGAGCTGGGAGAGCTGGCCGGGGTTGTCCTTGACCCAGCGCATCTGCTGCTCCGGGGAGAGCGCCTCGAAGTCCTTCTTCGAGGCCACGGAGCCGCCCGGCGTGCCGCCAGCGGGCGGCTGCATGTCGGCGAGCTGCGCCTTCTTGGCGGCCTTCCCGGCCGCGTCGGCCTTCGCAGACACAACGGCGCAGATGGCCCTGGCCGCCGCGACGGTGGCGTCGCGGTCGTCGCCGACGATTGAGCCCAGGAACGGCGCGTACTCCTCCTCGGAGAGGCCCGCCCCCTTGAGCTCCGCCACGGCGCACATCTCGTTGAGCTCGCGGGTCGCCTTTGCCGCGGCCTTGTTGGCCTTGTCCAGGCGCGCCTGCCACTGCTCCTCGGAGGTCATGGACGCCCTATTGGCCTCCTCGAACTCGGAGATGCGGGCGTTGGCCTCCTCTAGCTGCGCCCTGAGGGCCTTGGCCTTCTCGGCCTCCGCGTTCACGCCCCTCCCGTGGTCGGCCATGATGGCGTCCACCACCTCGTCGGTGGCGGCGTCCCCCAGGAGCGTCCTCAGCTGGTCTCGGTTCATTCCCTGGTCCTTTCCGGGCTACGCTTTGATGCCGGGGGTCGCTTCCCCGTCGCCCTTGGCGGTTACGCCGCCGGTCGTTCCTTCTTCGCCGTCGGCCGGTTGGCCGCTGGTTGCGGTGGGTTGTGGCGCGAGCGCCCTCTGCTGGGCCACGTAGGCCTCGGAGAGGTCGTAGGCGCGCTCCGGGTCGCTCCAGATGTCGGAGGCCGCGAACGCCAGGCGCGGGTGGACCCTGCCGCTGCCGAGCAGCGTGGTGAGGACCTGCGCCTTGGACTGGATGGCCTCGTGGTTGGAGCGGGTGAACTTGACCTCGACGGCCGATGCCGCCAGGCCGGAGAGCTCGGGGTATGCCGTGCGCGCTACGCGCAGGGCGAGCGAGAGGAAGCGCCTCTCGGAGCGTGTGAAGTAGGCCTCGGTCTCCTTGCAGCGGCTCTCCGAGTTGGACCAGCCGTCGCGCATGGTGACGGCCGCGCCGGTGTCGCTGGTCGAGCCGGACCCGCCGACGTTGAACGGCATGCCGCAGATGGACAGCACCGTCCTGTACATGGAGTCCACGAGCGTCTGGACCTGGTCCTGGTTGAGCTCGCTGGTGAGCAGCTGGATGTTTGCCTTGACGCCGTCGGTCGAGCTGACCTTGATGCAGCCGGTGCGCTTCAGCTCCTCGAACTCCTCGGAGTCGATGTCGACGTTCTCCAGGATGAGCAGGCTCTGCACGAACTGCTGCACGCCGTCCACTCGGCTGCTCTCGACCGTGTTGATCGCGTCCAGCAGCGAGAGAACGGCCTCGAAGACGCCCATGCGCTCGGAGTTCAGCTCGTACTCGACGATCGGCACCGCGCCCATGGGGTTCGCGGCCTCCGACGCGAGCCTGCCGTCGCGGATGACGAACTCCCGCTCGGGCGTGTACACGGTGTCGACCGTGCTGCGCTGGTCGTCGGTGACCGTGGTCACGGCGTACATCGGCTCGCGGCGCACGTCGTCGGAGTAGACGACGAAGGTGGAGCGCGGGTCGAGCGCGTGGACGGTGAACGGGGCCTCGGGGGCCTCGTCGCCGGCCAGCGCGGGTGACGGCAGCACGAGCCTGTACCCCACGCCGCACTCGCAGGCCCACTGGACGAGCTCCAGGTCGCACGCCTGCTTGCCGGCCGCCGAGCACAGCCTGTTCAGCAGCTGCACGGCGTGGCTCGCGGCGTCGTCGGTGCCCTCGGAGACGTCGCCGTGCGCGCCCCCCGCCTCGCCGGCCGGCGAGTAGGCCACCGGCGCGCCAACCAGGGCGTCCGTGCGGTCCTTGCATATCTGGTACGCGCGGTTCTCGACCACGACGTTGTTTATCTCGGGGCGGGTCGGGTTCTCCTTGCCCCTCACGGGCTGGTCGCCCAGGAAGTAGGAGTGCAGGTACGAGCAGTCGGACAGCGTCATGGCCGCGCTCGCCTTGGCCGCGGCGACCACGTCGCACACGTGGGCGGCGTCCAGCGCCACCGGAGCGGACACCAGCCTGCGCCGCCCGCGGAACAGCCTCGGCGCGCACTGCGCCGCGTTGTCGATGGCCTCTGCCAACACGTCCCCCAATCGGTTCGCTCGCGCGCTGGCTTGGCGGGCCCGGACACGGGAAGCAGCCCGTAGACGGAAGGGGGCCCGCCGGCCAGCGACTCGGGGTTGCGCCCCCGCACGTGAGGGTCCCGCCCCGCCCGCGGCCGCTCGTGCCGCGAAAAAGGCCCCCGCCGCAGGTCGCGGAGGGGGCCTCGCATGGGCCTAAGGGCGTGGCTAGAAGGGGCGGGCGACGGCGACGGCCTTGGCCCTGCGCCCTGTGGTGAGCAGGTCGGCCAGCATGGCCATGGCGTCGGGGGCGTCGTCGTGGGCGTTCTTGCCGTCCAGCACGAACGAGCACATCTGGGACATGGCGCGGGCGTACCCGCTGCCGGCGGCGTAGAGCGACGGGTCGCGGAAGACGCAGCTGTCCAGCACCCACGGGGAGCTGGCGAGTATGCGGGTCTCCTTGTTGCTCCCCGTGTACTTCTTGCGCACGGCGCACAGGTGGCCCATGTCGCGCAGCATCCGGTCGACGTCCTCGGCCACGCGCCCGCCCGCCGCGTTGCTCTCGAAGCGCACCTCCTGGACGCCGTTTTTCGCCAGGAACTGCGCCAGCGCCCGGTTGCACGCGTCCGGCGCGGAGTTGTCGCAGAAGAAGTCGGTTATGAACCACTTGGGGCTCGAGTCCCACTTGGCGGCGACGGGGCAGGCCTGGTAGTCTGAGCCCGCGCCCTTGGTGTCCACGACCGCGACCACGCGGGAGGGCTCGCCGTCGGGAAGGGCCAGGTAGCGCTCCAGCGCGTCCGGGCTGTAGAGCTGGCCCTGGCGCACGAACGGCTCGCCGTCGTACTTGGCGGCGTAGGTGGCCTCGTCGGTCGTGCGGCGCATGTCGACGTAGTAGCGGCGGTCGAACCCGACGCCGTAGAGGTAGTCGAAGTTGCTCTCGCCCGTGGCGGGGTCGAGCGCGGGGATCGTGAGCACCCGGAAGCCGGGCTCGCCCTCGTGCAGGGCGACCATGCGCCCGATGGGGTCGGCCACGTCCCAGCGGGTGCCGACCATGAGCTGGCGCGCGCCGCGCTTGCGGCGGTCGTAGCACTGGTTGACGTAGGCCTCCCACTTGGACTGGAGGCGGCGCGGGCTCATGGCCTCCTCCAGGTCCTTCACCAGGTCGTCGGCATAGAGCCAGCCGCCCTCGCCGACCTCGACCGCGCCGGTGAGCGTGCCCTCCACGGAGCGGCACGTGCAGCTCGGGTACGCGCCGTGGCGGCGCAGGGAGAAGGCCTCGTCCTCGCTGGACTGCCACACGAGCGGTGCGTCCGGGAAGCACTCGGCGAAGCGGTACTCCGGGTCGCTGACGAACTGGAGGCACTGCTGGTAGAAGTGCTTGGTCAGCTTGTCGGAGTGGGCGGTCATGAGGTTGGAGTGCATGGGGTCGCGCCCCAGGTGCCACGTCATGGCCATGGAGCATATCGAGCTCTTCCCCGTGCGAGGCGGCATCGACACGCTCAGGAACTCGGCCCCCGGGTCGGTCTCGAACCACTGGAGGTCGCGGCACAGGCGCATGAGGCGGGCGCGCCTGGGCAGCCACAGGCGGCTCTCCGGGCTGCGGTCGAACTCCATGGCCTGCATGTAGGCGTCCAGGTCGTTGGGGGCGTCCAGCGTCAGGGCGTCCCTGAGCGCGCCCACCAGCCACTCCAGCTCGGCGGAGGTCGCCCAGCCGCCGCCGATGGCGCGGGACAGCGCGCCGCGCGCGCCGAGCAGGGCCCCGTGCGCGGCCTCGCCGGGCTCCCGCAGGAGCGCCATGAGGTCGCGGTAGGGGCCCATGTCGCGTGGGCTTGCGGCTATCGCCGCGAGTATGTTGTCTGCGAGTGCCATGCGGCGGACGCTACCACGCGGGCCGCGCCCGCCCGTGCGGGGCTAGCCCTCGCGCAGGAGCTTGTACCACGTCGTGCGGCCTATCCCCAGCGCCCCGCACGCCGCCGTCACGGTCTCCTCCCCGGAGGCCACCAGCGCCCGGTGCCGCTCCAGCTCGGCCGGGTCGAGCCTGGAGAGCGCGGTCGGCCTGCCCTCGCGGTAGCCGGGCCTCTGGCGGGCCACCTCGCGGCCCTCGCGGGTGCGCTGCACTATCATGTCGCGCTCGAACTCGGCCATGGCGAACATGACGGTGACCATCATGCGCCCGACGGGCGTGGAGTCCAGCGTGCCCATGTTGAGGACGCGGACGGTCACGCCGCGGTCGAGCAGGGACTGGACGGCCTCGCAGCCGCCCATGGCCGTCCTGGCGATGCGGTCGAGCTTGCAGACGACGAGCGCGTCGCCCTCCCTGAGGCGCGCCAGGAGCGCGTCCCACTCCGGGCGGTCGGTGGTGGTGCCGGTGAAGGCCTCCTCGGCGACCTCGGAGCACCCTGCCGCGAGCAGCTGGGCGCGCTGCGCCTCCAGGCCGTTGCCGTCCCTCTGCTGGCCGCGGGTCGAGACGCGGGCGTATCCGTACGTGGTCATGGTATCCTCTCCTCGGGTCGTGCGCGCGTGTCTTGGCGGATTGGCGCGCATGGTCTCTTGCGAGGGGTCGGGTCCCGTGTGGGGCCCGGCCCCAAACTTGTCACTGGGCGTCGTTCGGCTCCATGACGTATGAGCCGTCTGGCAGGTTGGAGCCGGTGGGGACAAGGGCTACGTCGTAGCCGGCCTCCGAGAGGTAGCGGACCATCGCATTGACGCTCGGGTTGCCCTTGGCGAGCATGCTCCCGATGCTCGACTGCTTCACGCCCACCTTCTCGGCCAGAGACTGCTGCGTGTAGCCGCGCGACTTGATGATTTCCCTGAACGCGTCGCTGAACTTCATTCGTTCTCCTTCCGTCGGGTGACATGACTATAGGCTATGTCCATTCAATTGGCAATGGCCTTTTTGTTTTGAGCCGTCCTCTCGGGGCTTAGCATCCCCTATATACCGAACGCCTGTACCTGTCCGGTACCCCCTGGCCACGATCTGGCCCGCGCGTCTTCGCAGGTCATAGCGTGCGCAAACTGTCAACCTTACGCACATGTATATATAAACGGCTATAGCTTATGGAGAAACTATGTAGCTAGATCTTCTCGCCGCCGCCATATCGGCTATGGCCTATCTTTAGGCCGTCGGACGGCCATAGCCGTTAACCCATCGCGAGAGAGGCACCAACCATGAGCAACCAGACCGTATCAGCCGCCGCCCTGCGCTCCGCGCTTGAGGCCACCACGGACGGCCGCGCCCTCGAGCTGGAGGACTACAGCGGCTACGTGTGCGACGCCGTCTCAGAGATCGCCGAGACCGACGTGTCCATATACACGGCCGACCAGATTGGCTACTGCCGCGAGAACCCGGAGAGCGCCCGTAGCGCCGTGTGTGAGGGCCTGGCACTTGACGGCCGCGAGTACTTCGACGCCAACCCCGGCGACGACTACAAGGACTACGAGGCCCATGTCGGTATCGCCGCGTGGTTCATGGACGCCGAGGCCGCCATATACGCCGATCTCGCGGATGCCATGCGCTACGCCTCTCTGGGCCGCCTGGCCGCCGAGTTCGGCGACGACCTGGACGCCGAGGCCTGGGCCGCCGTGGACGACGCCACGGACTGGGAGGACAACAACGCCCGAATCGAGGACATCACGGACGGGGCCGCCGAGGCCTACCGCGAGGCCCTGGAGGGCGACGACGGGGAGGAGGACTAGCAATGTGGCTCCCGCCCGAGGTCGTATGCGTCGGCTACTGGGCCGTTGTCTGGAGCGTCCTATCGCTCCCGTTCCTCATCTTCCGTGACCGCTAGACCAAAAGGAGAGAACACCATGGCCACCTACTACGCCGAGGCCGGCGACGGCCGTTCAACGCTCTTCGCGTCCCGCGCCGAGACGCCCGCCGGGCTCGTGCGCGCCGCCTGCCGCGCCCTGGGCGTCGACTACGCCGCGGCCGCGTGGCACCTCGCCGCCGAGGTCGTGGACGGCCTGCGCGCCGTTGGCCTCACCGCCTCGCAGGCCGAGGCCTGCGCCGTGGCCCACGGCGAGGGCCTGGAGATCTGGGGGACGGTGCGCCGCGGCCTGGAGACGCGCCGCAAGGTCCGCCAGCTCACGCTCGACTATGACTTGAATTGCGTTTACTAGGCAAAGGAGAAACAACTATGACCGCCAAAACCGCCATCAACCGCCAGGACCTCGCCGCCCTCGCCGCCGCCTGCAAGTTCACCGATAAGAAGCGCCCCATGCTCGCCGTCGTCCGCGTGAGGCTCGACGCCGACGGTCTGCGCTGCCAGTCGACGGATTCGTTCCGCGCGTTCGGCTACGTCCGCGCGGACGCCACGCCCGCCGACGAGTCCGCGTTCTTCGACGTCTCCGTAAACGCCGCGGCCCTAGCCGCTGCGTGCAAGGGCCGGGCGCTCGCGTTAGTCTACGTGGACGGTGGGGCCCTTGTCGTCACGGACGGGGCCACGGAATCACGCGTACGCTGCGAGGACGTGGCGCGCGCGGACATACGGGCCGCCGTCGATCGCAGCCGCCACGAGAGCGGGGACGCCGGAACCGTGCGCCTGAACCTCGCCTACGTCCAGGACGCCGCCGCGGTCCTCAAGTCCGTATTCGGAAAAAAGGCCTGGGCCCTCGTGGACTCGTCGCACGGGCCGCGCTCCGCGGCGACCGTGACCGCCGGCAACGGCGACGCCCTCGCGTCAGTGGTCGTGATGCCCGTAAACGCGCCGGAGACGCGCGACGCGTCCGCCGCGTTCATCGAGGGCCGCTAGCATGCCGCGGGTTCTGGGCCGGTCCGACTCTGAGTTGTCTTGAGGGGGTGAGGTGATGCGCGCCCTCGTCCTGATCCTGCTAACACCCGTCCTACTGCCGTTCATGGTGCTCAAGACGCTTCTTGGACTCCACTAACCCCGCCGCCCCCGGCCCCGCGCCGGGGGCTTTTCCTTGCGCGTTTGGTTGCGTATTTGATACACGTTAACCGAAAAATGGGCCCCTGGGCGTCCTCGCCCGGGGGCCTCGTTGCGTCTGGATCGCGCCCGCCTCGTCGGCACCGCCACCGGGACGCCGCCGTGCCGCGTGGACGTTTCCGCACGCCCTCGCGGCCCGCGCCCTCAAGGCCACCGCGCCGCCGTGGCGCGTGAGCCGTTCTAAGCCGTTCTAAGCCTTCGCCGCGCCGTCCGTGGGCACGTGCTAGGCAACGCGCCTAACGCGGCATAAAAACAGCCTCACAGCGTCTCTGAGTGGCATTCACGCCGCGCGCCCTCGCCCGCCATGCGCAAGGACTCGCAGCCGCGCCGCCGGGATCCGGGCGCGGAGCGGTCACTCGCAGGCCCCCGCCGTGCCCCGCCTCCCTGCCGTTCCCGCGCGGTTTTCCCACCGCGCCGCAGGTCGCGCCGTTTTCAGGGAGGCGTGTAGCCCCCGCGAGAGTCGTGGTGGCCGTGTAGGGCGCGCGAAAGTCGCGAGGGGTGTAGCCGCCGCGAAAGTCGCTCGGGGTGTAGGGCGCCGGAGAGTCGTGGGAGGTGTAGCCCTCCCGAAAGTCGTGGCAGGTGTAGCCCGCCGGAGAGTCGCGGCACGAAAAAAGGCCCCGAGGGACACGTCCCCCGGGGCCTTCGTCATGCCTGTCCGCCGTCCTCCGGCGGCTCGATAGTCACGTCCTCGGCGGGCACCGAGGGCGGGTCGGGCAGCGACGCCGCCGCCACGTCCCCGTACCTGGCCTGGAGCTCCCGGACGCTCGGGCCGCTGCGTGCCCCCTCGTGGCGCACCACGGTCTGGCTCTCGTCGCGGTACCCGAAGTTGTTCTTGCCCAGGAAGATGCCGGTGACCGGGTTGCGGTAGCCGTCGTTGGCCATCGCCGCCTCCCACGAGACCTCAAGAAAGTCGACGATTTTTTTGAATACGTGCGCCGACTCGGGGCTTAGCCTCTCGGAGAACCCCGTCCTGGCGCCCTTCGACCACTCCATCAGCTCGCCCCTCGTGATGCCGAACGCGGCGCAAAGCCCGCTCACCAGCACCTTGCTGCCCAGCTCGTCGCAGAGGTCGAGGTACCGCTCGTACCTCCCCATTACGGCCTCCGGGTCCGCCAGGTCCACCTCCGGCCAGAACAGCATCCTCCTGGCCATCTCGATGCTGGCCCTCGTCGTCGCCGGGACCTCGCCGTTAGGCGCTGGCCCCGGGCGCGGGTTTCCCCTTGGCATGCGATGCCCTCCCTCCCGCCCCGTAGCACGGCATCGCCGTGTACGCGGCCCTTCCCTCGTCCGTCACCGAGAACACGCCCCGCCCGTGGTCCTCCAGCAGCCCCCTGCGGGCCAGCAGGCGCGCGAGCCTCGCCCTGTCGCCGCCGGGCAGCAGGTAGACGGGGTTGTCCCTGCCGGCCCTTCCCAGCTCCCGCCAGGCCACGAAGCGCTCGCCCGGCGGGAACCTGTGGCCGAGCACCCTTAGCGCCAGCGCCTCTCCGGTCGTCAGCCCCATAGCGTCACACCGTCCCGTCAGAATCGATTCTGCGGTGCCTCGGCCCGCCGCTGCGGCGAGTTCTGCACCGTTCCCTAGTGCTTGCCCACATCGCGATTTCCAGAGCCCCAAATCGCGTTCCAAGCGTCCTTGCGTTTCAGCCTTGTTTCCTGCCCGCCGCCCTGCGGTCGGGCCCCGCCATGCGGCGCACGTCGAACCCGCCCAGGAGGCGGCTCTCAAGCGCCCTGGCCGTGGCCTCGGAGGCCTCGGCCACCGACGCGAGCCACGCCTCGGGGGCGAGCTGGCTGGTGACCACGGTCGGCAGCCCGTGGCTGCCGCGCTCGTCCAGCAGCCTGAACAGCTGCGAGGCCACCCAGCCGCTGGCGCGCTCCTTGCCCACGTCGTCCAGGGCGAGCATGGGGGCGCGGCAGTAGCGCAGCAGGCGGTCTCCGCCGCCCTCCGGGCCGAACCCGGCCCTCACGTCGGCGAGCATGCCCTGCTCGGTGGCGAAGAGGGCGCGCCCGCCGGCCGCCACCCAGCCAAGCAGCATCGCGCAGGCGGCGTGGGTCTTGCCCACCCCGCACGGGCCGCACAGCCACATCCCGCGCCCGGAGCGCAGCGTGCCCTGGGCGGCCAGGTCGGGCTGCGCCCCCATGAACGCGGGGGGCACGCCGGCGGCCTCGGAGGCCGCGCGCAGCCTGTCCGCCGACGAGTCGCGCCCGTCGCGGGTGACGCCGGCCATGTCCAGGACGCACTGCGGGCACTCCTCCATGTTGCCGTCCTCGCGGAACCACGCCACGATTTGCTCGGCGGTGGCGTGGGACGGAGACCTGTCAAGAACCGTCATCGCAGACGGTCACCTCCTCGTAGTCGAACGTGCGGCCATGCCAGCCCGTGGGCGCGGCCGCCCCCTGGTTGGCGTAGGCCTCGAAGTTGGACGGGCGGAACAGCGTGGAGGGCCGAAGGTACTGCTCCATCCTCGGGTCGTTCCCCCAGTCCGCCACCTTCGCGTCGATGACGCGCCTGAAGTCCTCGACGGCGAAGCCCTCGGAGAGCCGCGCCCGTATCGCCGATGCCGTCTGGCGCGAGTCGGCGCGGAAGTGCTTGCCCGTCTGCGCGTTCAGGTACGACACAACGGCGCGCACCTCCTCGCGGCGCGGGTCGGGCCGCGGTCTCTCGACAATCTCCGAAATAACGGAACTTGTTCCGTTATGAGGAGATAGCCCTTTCTCTTCTTTTCTATTCTCTTCTCTTCTATTAGGAGCTACGGCGTAGCTATCCGGTAGCGATGGCGTAGCTACCTCGTAGCTATCAGGCCCGTGGGCTGGGCCTCCCTCGTAGACCTTCGCGGTCGTCTCCGTGACCTCGGACAGCCTTGGGGCGTAGCGCGAGGTGCCCTTGCGTCCCTCGGCCAGCTTGTTGCCGACCCTCCAGTGCGCCATGAGGCACACGCCGTCGGGCCACAGGATGACGAAGCCCTTGGCCGCGAGGACCGTGAGGTCGTCGGGGGTCGCGCCGCACATCCTGCGCACGCCGTTGGCGCTCTCGACGAAGCCGTCGTTGTCGGCGTGCATGTACAGGTGCAGGTAGAGCGCCTGCGACGTCGCCGGCATGTCCACGAAGCGGTCCGCCTCGGTGACGCTAGAGTCGATGATCCTGCGCAAGGGGCGCACCTCCAATCCACGATGACGATGCGCCCCCGGCGGCATCCGCGCGTGCGGCGCGGGCATCTGCCATCACGTTTAGTTCCTTATGCGCGTTGAGCGTGCGGCTCACGAGAGGTTGCACGCCTCTCGCAGCAGGTACGCCGCCGCGTCCGCCAGGCTCGCCCTGGCCTCGTCTGCCTGGGACGGCATGCCCGCCCTCGCGGCGCGGCGCAGCATGTGGCGCACGGCGCACAGCGTGGCGGTGTCGCCCGGCTCGCGCTGGACGCTGTTGCGCTCGATGTAGCGGTGCGCGCGGTCCTGGTGCGTCTCGCCCTCCACGTAGCGGAAGACCTCCTCGGCGTCCCCCAGGACGCGCTCGATGGTGTCGGTCACTCTTCCTCCCCGTCCCGGCCGTCCTCGATGGCGGAGTATGACAGCCCGCGCCACCTGCGCACGGCGTCGCGCCTGGCGTCATCCCTGGCCGCCATGTCGTGCTGGCCGTCCTCGCCGAACCTGCCCGACATGACCCGCAGGCCGCAGTCGGGGCACTGGATGCCGGCGTAGGCGGGCTCGATGATGCCGTTGACGTAGTTCGGGTGCGGGTCGTCGTTCCAGCTCACCATCATGAACGGCTCAGCCCCGCAGATTGGGCACCTCAGATCGCTAGCCATTGCTCTCCTCCCTCGTGACTCCGCACCACTCGACGCGCTCGTGCGCAACCTGTCTGGCGCATCCCGGCAGCTCCCCCATCGCCTTCCTCAGGCAGTCGATGGCCTTTCGCATGTCCGCCTCTGGGTCGGCCTTGCTCCAGCAGCGCCAGACGTACTTGAACGCGCAGGCCCACCAGTAGAAGGCCATCTGTGTCGGCGAGACGACGCGAGGCTGTCTCTGACAGCTCTCGAGGGCACGGCGGCAGGTGATCCACGTGTCACCCAGGTAGTGCCTTGGTGTTACGTCGATGCTTGCCCAGTCCTCGCACCCAAGAAAGCTCCTCACGGCCTCCTCGTTGTTCCTGGCCAAAAGCTCTGCCTTCCTCCTGCGCTTGCGCTCCTCGCGCAGGTGCTCGGCCGTCCTCTTGTGCATCAGCTCGGCGCGGTGAAGCTTGCGCTCAAGGTAGCCGATATGGCCAATCAGCGCGCCGATTGCCTCTGTCGGGAACTCGCTCATTCGACCACCTCCGCGCCGCAGTTCGGGCACCACGACGGAATGAGCGGAACGCTGAACGGCTCGCCATGCTCGTTGCAGACCTCGGTTATCAGCTCGACCCTGCACCTGCACTCGCTGCACTCGAATACGTCCTGGTAACCGCTCACGTTCCTACACGTCTGGCGTTCGACGAGGTCGGCGATGCGCTCGACAATGTTCTCACCTGGCACGGCACCGACCATCTCGCCGAGGCTCTGCATCGCGCCGCGACTCCACGGGCGCTCGTACCATGGGGTGGCGACCCACTCTCGCAGCCTCGCGGCCACCTCGCGCCTCTCCTCGTCAGTCGGCATTTTCGTCGGCCTTCCTCAACGCTCTGATGCGGCGGGCGACGTCGGCGGCCATGATTTGAGTGCACCATCTATCCTTCTCGTAGCACTTGCATTCGCTGCACTCGGTTCTAGCGCTTCCGGTCAAGTAGGAGCAGGCGCACGTGGTGCTTCCATATATGCCGGCGGCTCTATCCAAATCCTCCAGCAGCTTCTCCAAGCTGTCGGAGTGCGCGAGGCGAAGGCGGTCAAGGACCAGCACCACGCCGCCGGGCGTTTTGACACGCCAAACTAGACCTCTATCGAGCTTGGAGTCGACGAGGGCAATCTCCCTGACCTCGACCTCGCGACCCGTCCCGTCGTAGAGCTTCCTCGTCGCGAGCGGGACGACGTTTCCGTCCATGTCCATAGGCACCGGAACGCCCTCTGCCCAGCTTGGGCAATTTGATTTGTCAGCCATTTTTTCCTCCTTTTTGGCGGACAAGTTGACCGCCACGGCAACGTCCAGCCACTCGTCACCCCTGACCGACATTCTCAGCGAGGTGGCTGCGACCCGCCGCGCGTTGCACATGTCCTTATGCGTCATGTTCACCCTCTCCCCCTGCTCTCGTTGTTCCTCCTTGAGCGCTCGAGCGCCCTCTGCCGGTTGCGGTACCGTATCCGCTCCCCCCTGGGAAGCATCCTCTGGAAGGACTTGTGCGCTCGACCGAATGCCTTTCCCGCGCGCTCTACGGCATGGGACAACTCGCGAATCTCGATGCTCACCGAACCACCTCCGCACCGCACGATGGGCAGAACTCCGCCTCGCACATGCACAGGTAGTCGGCCCCGCAGCGCGAGCATGCCGAGTGGCCGCTCTCGTCCTCGACGATGCGGCACGTCTCGCGGCCAAGCTCGAGCGCGAACGACTTGATGTCCATTGCGAGCGCATGGACCTCCCGCGGGGTCATGACGACGTCGTCGTGCTCCATGTAGGCGTCGTCCGCCCTGCGCTCGAGGTGGTCCGCAACCTCGAGCATGTCGCTCTTGCTAATCATCGATAACCTCCGCTCCGCAGTTGGGACAGAACATGAACTCGTGCTCCTCGTGGTCTCCGCCCTGGTACGTTCCGGTCGAGAAGGTCACGCCGCACGCGGAGCACGAGCGGTCGGCGGAGCCAGGCACATACCCGATTCGGCACGTCGGGCGGTCGATGAGGTCGGCGACGGTCTCGCCGATTTTCTCGCCATCCCCCATCACGTCGGTCACCGCGTTCATGACCATGGCGTCGAGCCACCCATGCGGGTCGTCGCGCAGAATCTCGCGCATCCGCGCCGCCACCTCGCGGCGCTCGTCGTCGCTAATCATTCGTCCACTTCCTCCACGAGTGCGCGCAGGTCAATGTGTGTCTCATCAGCAATGGCGAACAGGGTTTTCAACGTTATGCTTTTCCTTCCGTTGAGCAGTTCGTTGAAGTATGAGGTCGAGATGCCGAGATGTTTGGCAAGCTCACTTTGAATTAAGTCGTGGTCGATGAGATAGTGCTTAATGGCCTTCTTGTTGAGCACGTATCGCTTCGATGCTTCGGATGTCACTCGACCACCTCCGCTCCGCACCACGGGCAGTAGCGTGGAATCGTCTCGATCTCGTCCCAGCTCGTGATGTAGATGCCGTCGTGCTCGAAGTGCGACACGCAAAACACGAGGTCGCACTTGCGGCAATGGACGGCGTCGACGGGGTTGCAGTAGCTTATGGGCGTGTAATCGTCAAGATTTACCGTCTTGCGCGGCTTCCATTTCTGATGGCAAGGCGTCGCGCCGCAGGTCGGGCAGTCATCAGCCCTAGCGAACTTCGTCATCTTCGGCATCGTATCCCCCTTCCGGGTCGATGAGATCTGCTAGCTTCTCAAGGACAGCGTTGAAGTCGTGGTAGTCCCAGGAGTTGAGCACCACCTCGGCAAGCTCGTCGAAGAACTGCTCCTTGTACCGGATGTACGGTCGGATTGCCATGTCCCTAAGGTCCCCAGCTACCTCGCGGCGCTCTTCGTCCGTCACGCGCACGGCGCCAACCGGAATCTCGAACATCCCTATTCCTCCTGTCCTCAAAGTCCCTCCTGTACCTGCGCTGTCGCGCCTTCGGGTCGAGAGCGTCCTCTGCGGCGTTGGCGGCGACGGCGACCCCGCAAATCGCGACCATGGACTCAAGCTCGTCGCGGCTCGCGTACGGCGGACCGCCGAACCTCTGGAGAAGCGACGAGCGCACCGAGCGGCTGCACGCCACCATGTTCTCCGGCCTCGCGTCAGACCTGTCGCCGCTCACGGAGAGCACGACCCAGCCGTCTGGCAGGGGGCCGTGCAGGCGCTCCCACTCGAAGCGCATGAGCGGCACCCAGTTGTCCCCGGCCCGCCTGCGGCTGAACCAGCCCACCTTCACGCAGGGGTGGCCGTTCCTGACGACGACGTCAAGCAGCTCGCTGGAGTTTGATGGCACCTGCCTTCCGTCCACGAAGCGCGCGGTGCCGGCACCGCACCTCTTGAGGGCGCATGACACCGAGCACGGCTTCCTGACGACCCCGTAGCGGCGCTCAAGCTCCTCGGCGGTCTCCCGCGCCGTGTGCGTCCGCCCGTAGCCGAGGACGAAGTCCAGGTGCCCGCCCATGGGGTCCACGCGCCCGCGCTCGGCCTTGCGGATGCCGAGGCCGTTGGCCACCTGCATGAGCGACTTCCCCGAGACGGGGACGCCGAACTCCGCCTCGAAGGCCTCGGCGAGCGGCCCGTTGGGCGTTGACGCGTACCTCTCCGCCACCCACGCGCGCATCTCGGGCGTCATGGTCCTGGGCCCGACGCCCCTAGGCACCGAGCATCATGGGCATCTCCGGCGTCCCGTCCCCCGTGTAGTCCTGGCGCATCCTCTGCGCCTCGATGACGTTCTTGGCGTTGGCGACGATGGCCTGGCCCACCTCGCAGAACGCGTGGGCCCGCCTCACCTCCGCCGCCAGCGCGTCACGGTCGCTCACGTCAAGCTCGTTCAGCCTCTCAAGCTGCTCGAACATGTAGTCGTTGAGGTCTCCCGCGTTGTTCATCTCTTCCTTCCCTTCCGCTTGAAGTAGAGGCACCCGGAGGCGTGTCCCGCCGGGTGCCTCGTCATCGTCAGCAGGCACAGCCCGAGCAGGCCGTGCCGGCAGCAGCCGCACCTACAGGGGGCCAAAGGCGTCCTCGAACGCCTGGAGCCAGAGGAGCGCCCTGTAGGCTGCCTTCTTGGTCTTGTCGTACGGCATCCCCTCCCTCGCCGCTATGTCGTGCCAGTCGTCGCCCATCAGGTAGTGGTCGGCGAGTATCCTGGCGTGGAACTCCCCGTACCAGTACCCGACCCTCTCGATGTCGCCCCAGGCGCGGTCCAGCGCCGCCTCGTGCGCGGCGCATATGAGCGCCCACCTCGCGGCCTGCTGCGGGGAGGACGGCGCCTTGGACTTCCTCGCCTCCAGGTCGCGCGCGTGCAGCCGGTAGCCGCGGAACCGCGCCAGGGTCGGCAGCCCGTCGCCGCGCCGCAGCACGGTCAGCTCCCGAGCAGCGAGACGGTGACGAGCACGAGCCCCGCCGCGACTGCCCACGGCAGGTCGAAGCCCAGGCACAGCGCCTTGGAGACCAGCCACGCCTCGCCGGTCACGACGGCGGTGGCCCCAGCCACGGTCACCGCCCCGGCGACGGCGCCCCTGCAGGTAGCCCTGTCCTTGTCGTCCATGTGTCCCTCCTAAGAGTCGCTGTAGTCGCGCGCCCTCGCGATGGAGGCCCGCTCGACCTTCCCGTAGTCGCCGAACCTGGGCGGCGCTGGCGGCTCGGGCCTGCCCTCGGCGAGCCTGCGCCTCCTCGCCACGATCTGGGCGGCTATCTCCTCCTTGTATCCGCTGCACGGCGCGCCCTCGGCGCGGGCGATGTCGTGCAGCTCCGCCTTGGTGCGGTGGCGCAGCAGGCGCTCCCGCATGGCGTCCCACTCGCTTGGCATAGGACTTCCCCCCATCATCGTGACCGCCTTGTCGAGCGCCGCACGCAGCCTCGCGTTCTCCTCGCGCAGGGACTCGATGACCTCCCGCGCGCACTCGGCCTCCCGCAGGAGCTTGGAGGCGTCGAGCGAGGCGAACTCCTCGCCAAGCTCCACGTAGCCGCGCGCGACATCGGCCACCCAGTCCGCGCCGTGCCTCTCGCTCACCACTCCACCTCCTCCGGCGGGATCTCGTCTGCCATCGCGATGCGCTCGCCGAGCCACCGCATGACGGGAACCGCCATCGAGTTGCCTATCGCCTTGTACCTGGGGCCGTCCGGGCACTCCTCGGCGGGCCTGCCCCTCCACGGGATGCGGGTCCAGTCGTCCTCGAACCCCTGTAGCCGCTCGCACTCGCGCGGCGTGAGGCGGCGCACCGCCATGCGCCCGGCGACGCGCGGCGCGCCCCCGCCGCACTTGAGGGTGCCGCAGCACTCCACGTCAACCGCCGCATTGGCGTTGTCGTCGGCCATGCAGACGTAAGTGGTCTGCTTCATGCCGGGGCTTGCCGAGAGCGCCCCGGAGAGGGTGCCGTCGCCTTGGACGCGCACCTCGTCGCGCGTGTTCTGCGCGAACGCCACCACTGGCGCGTCCTTCTTGCTGTGGCTCGTCACGGTGCCGCACGTGCCGTCGTCCGTGACGGACGAGTGCGTCTGCGTGTCGGTCATGCACAGGACTGACGGTTGGATGTTCATGCCCTCCCGCGTCCCGCTGCTGAGCGTCGGCGCGACGCCACGCGGATCGAACACCCTCTTGCTCTGCGGGTCGGCGGGATTGAGGCACCCGTCTCCGACGGGGTAGTCGGCGGTGAGCGTGTTGGAGCTCTCCCCCTCGTGGTCTACGCCGTTTGCCCCGCTTCCGGCGGAGTACTTGAAGCTTGCGCACGCAGGGTCTCTTCCAGCTGCGGCGGCAAGCTCCGCCCTCTTCTCTCTGCCCGGCGGAGTATCCCAAGACAGGCAGTCGGGCTCAAATAGTACCTGGCAGGGACCTCCCGGGTCTCCAAGGCGTCCGACAAGAAAGACACGCTCGCGTCGCTGGGCCACGCCGAAGAACTGCGCGTCAAGTACCCTCCATGCCAGACCGTACCCGAGCGCATCCAGGCTCCTGAGCAGGCATCCGAAGTCCTCCCCATGCGTGCTTGAGAGCGCTCCCGGGACGTTCTCCCAAAGACACCAGCGAGGCCTGACCTCGCGAACCGCGCGAACGTACTCCCACATGAGTCCGCTCGCCCCCCCGAGCCCGGTGCGGGTGCCGGCGATTGAGAAGGACTGACAGGGCGAGCCTCCCACAAGCACGTCTGGCCTTCCGAAGTCTTTGACAAAGCCCCTCCAGTTCACCTTGGTCACGTCCCCGAGGTTGGGGACGGACGGAAACCTCTCCCTCAGCACCGCGCTGGGGAACGCGTCGACCTCCGCGAACGCGAGCGGGCGCCACCCGAGCGGCGCCCACGCCACGCTCGCCGCCTCTATGCCGCTGAACAGTGACAGGTAGTCCACCTAGATCACCTCCAGCATCCAGAAGTAGGCGAGCGCCATCACCGTCACGCACGCCAGGTATGCGGTGCGCAGACACGTGTCGTCTCTCACCCGATCATCCTCAGCGCCTCGCGCATGAGCGCGTCTCCTATCCATCTGTGCACCGTCCTTTCCGTCACCCCGTACCTTAAGGCGAGCGCGCGCTTCGTGACGCCGGAGCGCCAGCAGGACAGGAGCTCGACCTCCTCGGCGTCAGAAAGCGGCCGTCCGCGCCCCCTGCGGCTCCCCGCGCCCTCCTCGTAGGCGGCCATGAGGGTCGATGCGGCCCTGACGCACTCGGAGGTCGTCCTGCCGATGTCGGCGCTCATGCGCGCCAGCCATCGGGCGAGCGACCTCACCTGCTCCGGCGTCCACGCGCTGGCCACCTTGGACCGTCTGACGCCGGTCATCGACGCCATGCTCCTTATCGCGTTGCGGGACCTACCGGGGAGTTCGCGGTCCCAACCGCCCCATTCGGGTCCGTGCAGCGGGTACAGCTCTCGCAGCACGGCCTTCTCGTCGTCAGTCCACATGGAGTCCGTCCACGGGCCCTAGAACGGGATGGAGCCGTCGTAGGCGGGCTGCTGCGGCTGGGGCGCGAACTGGCCGCCGCCCTGCTGCCCGCCGTCTCGGCGCGACATGAACTCGACGTCGTCGCATGCGACCTCCAGCTTGCTGCGCTTCGAGCCGTCCTGCGCCTCCCACGAGCTGTAGCGCAGCCGTCCCTCGACGGCGACCTTCATGCCCTTGGTGAGGATGTTGGCCAGGGCCTCGGCGCGGCGACCGAAGGTCACGCAGTCCACGAAGTTCGGGCGGTCCTCCCACTCGCCGGTCTGCTGGTTCTTCACGCGGTCGTTGACGGCCACGCCGAAGCGCAGCACCTGGGTGCCGCCCGCGGTCGACTTGAGCTCCGGGTCCCTCGTGAGATTGCCGGTGATGTTGACTCGGTTGATTGACATAACTTCCTCCTAGAAGTCCACGTCCTCGTCGTACATGTCGGGCTGCGCGGCCCCGTCGGTGGCCGCCACGGGCTCCGCCGCCTCGGATGCCTGCGGCTCCCCGACACCGTCCGCCGCGGCGTCTATCTGCCCGCGCATCCACTCGGCTGCGTCGGCGGCCTGCTCGGGCGAGAGGCCCTGCATCGCGGCCACGCCGTACTTGGCGCACACCGCCGCCACGGCCTGCGCGGCTGTCGCGCCGGTCGCCGCCGTGAAGGCGGGGAACAGATCGCGCAGCGGCTGGAGGTCGGCAACGGGCACGGGCTCGGGCGCGCTGGCGGGCGAGGCGTCCATGTCGTGCATCTCGTCGGGCGTGTAGGCCACGCCGAACAGGGCCTCCGGGCAAGCCTCGCGGGCCACGGCGGTGATGGCGCGCCACGTGAGCATCGTCATGGGCTGCTTGCGGTAGTTGTCGTTGCCCGCAAGGCCCATGGACTTCGCCCACGCGATGTCGCGCGTCACGCTGATGGGGTAGTCGGGGTCGTCGCAGCGCACCACCGTGGCGGTGACGGACTGGGCCGCCTCGTCCTTCTTGATCCTCAGCTTGTGCCCGGCCTTGCGCACCTGGGCCGCTATGAGCTCGGCGCTCATGGTCGGCTTGCCCTTGATGACCGCGATGCGGTACAGGGACTCCGCCGGGGACAGGCCCATGGACTGGCCGAAGTTCATGGCCACCATGACGTTGGCCGCCTTGTTGCGGTACGCGTCGGGGATGATGTTGGACTGCGCGATGGCCTGCGCGTAGGCCATCTGGTCCCTCAGCGGGGCCATCTGCTGCGCGGGCTGCGCCTTCGCGAGCTGTGTGTCAGGCACGCTCTCTCCTTCCGTGGAGGCCGAGCTCCCTGAGCGCGGCCATGAACCGCCCAAGCTCCTCGTCCGTGAGCCTGAGGATGAACCTGTACTCCCGCCTGCCGTCGCCCTCGGGGGCAGCCTGGGCGTCCGCCGGCGGCTGCGGCGCCGGCTCCGGCTGCGCCTCAGGCTCGGGCGGTGCCGCCGCCTCCCGCTCGGCTCGGGTGCGCTCAAGCTCCTCGACCCTGCGGCGCTGCGCCTCGCGCTCCTGGGCGGCGCGCAGCGAGGCCGAGAGGTCCAGCGTGGAGAAGTACTCGGCCTTGAGCGCGGCCCTCCCCTCGTCGCCCAGCCACTCAAGCGAGTCGATGGTCCGCTCGCCGTTGGCCACCGACGCCACGCACGAGCGCAGCGACATGAGGGTCTTGCCCTCGTCGGTGGAGCGCAGGTACCACTTCCCCTCCTTGGAGAACTTCTCGGAGAGGCGGTCGAACGGCACCAGCGGCACAAGGTCGGGCGCGTACTCCGCGTAGGCCTCCTCCAGCCGCTCGCGGCGCAGCGCGTCGCACTTCCTGTCCCACTCGTCCAGCGCGTCCTTGTACTCGCCGTCGATTGCGACGAGAGGCGCGAGGACGTCGCGCGCGCCCGCCTCGAAGGCCTTGATGGCCTCCTTGACGGCGCGGGTCATGCCCTTGCGCTCGTCCTCGATGGCCGCTATCTCCTTGCGCAGGGCCGCGCGCTCGCGCTTCTCCTGCTGGTACTCGCCGGGCCTGTCCACGGGGCGCGCCCCGTACTCGCCGGCCACCGTCGCAACGCGCAGCCTGGCGTCCGCAAGCCAGCGCCCGGCCTCGCCCAGGAGCTCCGGCTGGTCTATCGGGGTGGCAACCACCTCGGTCACGTCATCTGTCTCGTCAGCCACGGAACACCTCCACCTCCATGAGGTCGCACGTGACGCGCGACCTCGGCATCTTCGTGACGCGCAGGCTCGTCACCTGCGCGTCGTCCTCGTACGCGTGGCCGTTGAGCGCGTCCATGACGAGCTTGGCCACGTTGTCGGCGTCGGGCTTGCCGGTGTCCGGCTCGCTCACCACCCTCTTTGGTGCCGACCTCGGCAGGCGGCGGCACACCCTCACCGAGACGGCGACGGGCACGCCGCGCGGCGCGAGCGGGGCCTCGAGCCCCAGCTCCGCCATCGCCGCGTCGAACGCCGCCGCCACGGCCGACTCCCTCTCCCGGTCGCGCGCCGGCTTCACCATGTGCGGGAAGGGCCTCGACGTCATGCGGGGCCTCGACTGCCCGGCCGCGAACGGAACGGAGAGCGAGACCGTCACCGGGCCGTCAGCCGTCCTCTCGCTTGTCGCCATCGGCGTCTCCCCCCTCCTGCGCGTCCCGCCACTCGCGGAACATGTCGGCTATGAACCTCGCGGCCACCCTCTGCTCGGGGGTCAGGTCCTCGTACCTCACGCTCACCACTCCTCCTCTTCGAGTCCGTCTTCGCCTTCGCCGGAGTCCCACTGGTCCTCCGTGTGCTCGTTCTCCCACTGCTCCGCGGCCCACAGCTCGGCCTCGTAGGCGGCCGCCTCGTCAGCCCTCCAGCCCATCGGGCACCTCCCCCACGGCGTCGGCGAGCGTCAGCGCGATGGACGCCAGCACGCTCCTTCTGTCCATGCCCCTCTTGACCAGGTCGACGGCTATCTCTCCCGCCGCGATGCCGCAGGCGAAGGCCTCTACCTCACGCTCGGTCATATGCAGCACCTTGGCCGTCTGCGCCCTGTTCTCGTGGACCGCCCCGGCGAGCGCGGCGGCGGTGATCCCCTCCACCTACATCACGTCCCAGTGGCCGACGACGGCGAGCGCGAGGAGCAGCGCGCCGACCGCGAGCCACGGGTGGCGCTCGGCCCACGGGGTCGGGTCGAAGTCGAACAGCAGCCACGCGAGCGCGCGGTCGAGCCTTTCTGATAGAGTCATTGCTGGCCTCCTTTGGTCGTTAAGCCCCTGCACTCTTGGCGGATTGAGGGGCTTTTCTCTTGCCGCGAAGCCACGGCGCTGGCGACGGCTCGGGGGATAGCGCGTGCGCTCCGGAGAGGACGGCCCCATGGGCCGAGACCGACACGCGCGAGCCGCCACCGGTGCGGTGGCTCCATTTCGCTTTGATTCGTCTTTTTGCGAATAAAAGGCCGTTTTTTTGCGGGCTTCCCACGAAAATCGGCCTTCTGTCGCATGAAATGGCCCCCACGGCAGGACTCGAACCTGCGGCCTGCCGCTTAGGAGGCGGCTGCTCTGTCCTCTGAGCTACGTGGGGGTTGTCGGGCGGCTCCCCCTGACCGTCGGGAAGCCGCCCTCGGTTGTGCCCAGGACGCATCCGGGCCGTTCCACGAGCGCGCCGCGCCACCAGCTTCCCAGCCGATTCCTCGGCTCGGCGAAGCTGGCAGCGTGGTACGCTCGCGTCGGCGTGCACGCCATGGCGGCGGCTGTTGGGGGGCACCGCGGGCGCGGAGAGGAGTTGCGCCCATCGGCTTTTCCAGCCGCCACCGTGGCATGCGCGCCGCGTCTCTTGTCTGAGCCTTTCCAGAGCAGGCACCGCCACGCCGCCACCGGTACGGTCGCCGCGTCCAACATGCGGTTGCTTGGCTTGCTATTGGCGGCGGCGGGCAACGCATGAACCCGCATACCGTTACGCCGAAGGTGGAGCACGCCGATGGTCGGCGTGGCGGCACCTGCTCTGGTTGTTACTTGTGGGCTTCTTGCTCTGTGAGAAGCCCTAATCGCCTATTCACCATGACTGCACTGGCGCGGTCCTGCCGCGTAGCTAACTGCATGTCGTCAATGTCAAAACGCATAAGGGTGACTATCGGGTGTGGAATCACATCCTTCGGTTGGTGGTCCTTGTGGTGCTTGTCTAGACCCGCATCGCGCCCTGGCCGCAGTAGCGCATGGCGCACATGCCCACGCCCTTGGCGGTCAGGCACCCGTAGCTCTTGGCCCGCGTGCCGCCGTGGCCGTCGGGCACCGTGACCAGGCGCTCGCGCATGTAGCCTGGCTCGATGGCCTTCACCGTGCAGCTAAGCGACCTGCGCTCGATGTAGCCGTCCCGGCGCAAAAGCTCGCGCAGGCGCTTGGAGCCCATGGTGGCGTCCATGCCCTTGAGGAGCTTGCCAGCGCGCGTCACGCTGATAAGCCCGTCCGCATCGTCGACCCACGCGTCGTAGAGGCTCGCCTTGCCGCGTAGCTCGCGGTTCTCGGCCTTGAGGCGGTCGTTCTCCTCGTTGGCCTCGCGGAGCCTGCGGTCGACCGCCTTGAGGGCGCGTGCGATGAGGATATCCTCGTCGTCCGTTGCGCTCGCCGCCACGTACGCTCCGTCAGCCCTCAGCGCGGGAAGCACCTCGTGAGTGACCCAACGCTTGAAGGCCCTGGCGCTCGGAACCTTTGAGCCGAGGACCGCGTTGTAGAGGCCGGGCTCGGTGATGCAGAGAACCCGCTGGTCACCGCCAGGGGTACGCATTGAACGCGTACCCTTCTCGTCCTCGTCCAAGCGGCGTGTCATGTCGCTTGCCATGCGGTACCCGAGGGCCTTGGCGACATCGGAGGCCACGAACCACGGCTGACCGTCCTCGGCGAGAAACGCGCGGATGGTGCCGAAGTCATCGTTGTCAAAGACTGTTATCTCTGCCATTTCAAGGCCTTATCTGAGCGATTCAATCGGACATTCGAGCAATGCGGCGAGAGTTCTAATCTCGCTCCACTGCCAGTCGTACGTTCCATCCAAGCGGTTGTTCAACGTTTGGTGGGAAATCCCGAGCAGCGAAGCAAGCTCATGTTTCGTGTGTCCGGGAATCAGCAGCCAGGCCCCGATCTTCTCGTTCAACTTCACGTTCAAGCCTCTCACCTCCATCTATCCCAATCGGAATATCTGCTGACGTCAGTCATCTTGAAGTATCCCGATTGGAATGTCAACAGAAAAATATCCTTATTGGAATATTTTTTTGAGAATTGCTATCATTAGCATTCAAGTAGGCAGAGCTGAAAACTTTTGTTGAGACCTTGAACGCCGTCATAAAGGAAAAGAGCATCAACCAGAAAGAGCTTTCTGGAAAGAGTGGTGTTGCCCAATCTTATATATCGAGACTCGTAAACGGCGTGCTTAAAGACCCGACTTTTACGAAGGCGTGCGCAATCATTGATGCGCTTGACATGACGCTTGACGAGTTCGCAAAACTTCAGGATCAGGAAGATTAGGTGGTATCAGACTTGTGAAACCACTGACTGCCAGCGTTATAGGAGTCTCGCCACACCATGTCAACACTCGAATCACCACATCTACCTGCGGGAGCGAAATCTTGGACATATGTAATCCCCCCCCCCGAGGCGATTTTGGGACGTTTGTAAACCCCTCGGGAAACGGTGTAGGGCAGGCGGCGGGGAGATTCGGCGGCATGGGGCCGTCTCCACAATCCGGCCCGCACCTGTAAAACGCTTTCGATGGAAAGGAGAGAGGGAATGGCAAGAAGGGTTCCTGGAGCGGGAGAGGCTCTACTCGTCGGCATCGTTCTTCCGCTCGTGTCCGTTGCGGCGATGTTCGGCGGCCTGTTCATGGCCGTGACGACAAAGGACGGGGCGGGCGCGACGGTCATGTGGGTCATCGTGGCATTCGCTGGCTACGGCGTCGGCATGTATGTGAAGGGTCACGGCGGCGGCGTGTCAGAGCCGACCGAGGCAGAGCTTGCGGAGAGGGAGCAGAGGCTTGAGGAGGCGCGCGAGCGCCTTGAGGAGAGGAGCGTGGAGAAGGCAATGGACAAGAGGGACAAGGCGCTGCGCAAGGCCGGCCTCAAGTGCCCCAAGTGCGGCTCCGAGGACGTCGCCCTCGTCGGCGACACCGGAAGGCCGCTGTCTGCCGGAAAGGCGCTGGTCGGCGGCGCGGTCGCGGGGCCTGCGGGCGCGGCGGTGGGTGCGATGCTCGGCAAGCGCGGCCACAGGGAGTACGTGTGCCTCTCGTGCGGCCACAGGTACAGGGCCAAGTGACGATGGCAAGGAGGAGGCGCTGCGCGATATACGCCCGCTTCTCCAGCGAGAGGCAGCGCGAGGAGTCGATAGAGGACCAACTGCGCGTGTGCCGCGAGTGGGCGGCGCGCGAGGGCTGGGAGGTGGCGGCGACCTACGCCGACCGCCACATAAGCGGGCGCACGGACAGGAGGCCCGAGTTCCGCCGCATGGTGGCCGACGCCGAGGCGGGCGCGGGCTGGCAGGCCGTGGTGGTCTACAAGCTCGACCGCTTCGCGCGCTCCCGCGCGGACAGCGCCCACTACAGGATGCGCCTCAGGGCCTCCGGCGTGCGGCTGCTCAGCGCCACGGAGGCGATACCCGACGGCCCCGAGGGCATCATCATGGAGGGCGTGCTGGACTCCTTCGCCGAGTACTACAGCGCGGCCCTGGGACAGAACGTCAGGCGAGGCATGCACGGCAACGCCCTCAAGCACAAGGCAAACGGCGTGCTCCCCATGGGATACGCCGTCGACGCGGCTGGCGGCTACGAGCTCGACCCGCGCGAGGCCCCGATAGTGCGCGGCGTGTTCGAGATTGTGGCCGCGGGGAAGGGCCGCAAGGAGGCCCGCGACTGGGCCAACGCGCAGGGCCTGCGCACGCGCAGGGGCAACGAGCTGAACTACGACTCCGTGAGGAGGATGGTCATGGACGAGAGGTACAGGGGCGTCTACCACTTCGGCGACGTGAGGGACGAGGACGGCATGCCGCGCATCGTCGACGACGCGACGTGGTACGAGGCCAACGACAGGCTGGCGCGCAAGCCCCGCAAGTACTCCTTCCCGCTGTCCGGCAAGCTCTGGGACGCGCAGACGGGCAAGCCATTCAGAGGCACGGCAGGCACGTCCGGCACGGGCAGGCGCTACCTCTACTACAGCGTGCCGGTGGGCGGCGGGCACGAGTGGCGCGTGGCCAAGGACCTCGTGGAGGGCACGGTGAGGGACGCCCTGGCCGAGTGCTTCGCGGACCCGTCCACCGCCGGGACGCTTGCCGAGTGGGCGCACGCGGCCATGGTCGAGGAGGCGGGCGTCGACACGTCCTCGATCGAGGCAGCGATCGCGGACGCGGAGAGGCGCAGCGCGAACATCCTGAGGGCCATAGAGGCCGGAGTGGTGCCCGACGGGGCCAAGGAGCGCATCGAGGCCCTGCGGGAGGAGAGGAGCCGCCTCACGGCCCGCCTGTCGCGCGCGAGGGCGTCCGTGCCGGACGTCGGGGAGATAAGGGAGTTCGTGACCACGCAGCTCTACCGCCAGGCAGGTGACAGGCTCATGGAGGACCTGGTTTCAAAGGTGACCGTCGACCGCGAGAGGGGCGAGGTAGACATAAGAATCCCCTGGAGCGCAAGGCTCTCAGGGGACTCTGGATCGGAGACCTTCGAAAGAGAAGTTCTCCGAAGTCGCGTATGGTGGTCCAGCCGCGAGCATGGGAGAACGCTCTACGTCCTGCCCGGCGGGCTTCTGCTGCGCGCGAGGATGGCAGCCTAGTAACGGCTGCCGGGCGTCCTCGTTACGCCCTCATTTGGGACACAAGTCAAGCAAAAAGGCCCCCACCGCCGAAGTGAACTGCCTCCCATTTCTTGGACATCGAGAAATGGGAGGTTTTCTTATGCGCG